GCCGGAACAATCACATCGCCCTGAATCAGATTCTCCGTAGCCGCCCAGACGGGATAAGCCGGCACAAACGTATTGATGATGGGAACGGAAGTTGTCGTGGAAGTACCACCGGAAGAAGCCGCTTGTCCGATCGCCGCGACGTTCTGCACCTTGTATTGCGTTGTGGAAACGATGGAAATAGTTGGACCGACCATGTTGTAGGCGGAATTGGAAACTCCGGCAATGAGAACATTCGCCCCGACCTGTGCCGCGATTAGTCCATGCGGAGTGGAAGTGGTAACAGTTACCACGCCGAAAGCGTCCACACTGATTGCGGAAATGGAAGCTACCGTAGCCGGATTGACAAGGGTTGTCGTGTCCGAATAAATCTGCATCGGGAAGCCGTTGCCAAGCGCGATGATGACTCTATTGGTGAATTGCTTGAATTGCGGCAGTAGGGTCACATTTCCCGGAATCCCGCCAGATGGCGTTGTGCCTGCTCCGCCCGTAGAACCGCCACCACCCGTTCCGCCGCCACCACCTGAGCCTCCGCCACCACCACCGTCAGGAAGTGCGCGCAAGGGATCAGCCGGATAAAGAGCGACGATATTCGCATTGGTATAGGCCACTGGCAATGTTGCCGGCGAACCGACGATCAACGGCATCTTGAAAAGCGCCGTCTGCTGCGTGGTATCCACCAAAGGAAGAGAAGTTGCGCTTACGGTTCCTCCGGTTGCCGAGCCTGCGCCAATCGAACCTAGAGAACTGGTGGTAACTGTAAATGTGAAAGTGTCAATGATCTGGATAGCTAAAAAGGCGCCGTTAAAACTGGTATCCGACATTCCCGCAACCACTACATTTTGTCCGGCAGCAAATCCATGCGGTACGGAAGAAATAAACGTCCAGAATTGAATGTAGTGATTTGGCAATAAAATATGAATTTCCGTTCGTGTGGCGCTGGCAAGAGCAATACCAGAAGCGGGCGCTGCCGCGCCGGTATCGGTGAAGGTCACGGTAGCCGTTCCCGCCGCCACTTGAGGAACAGGAAGCCCTGTACCGATGAGTAGAAGTTCTCCGCCTGGAGCGGTTCCACGATAGACTTTGTAACCCGTACCATTCGGAACAACATTCCAGGTCAATGTGATCTTGTGATTTGCGCCGACGGTAATCGTAGCTTCGGCTGAACCGAGGGTTTCTCCGCCCGCCCCATCCAATGCTGTCACTACATAGTAGAAGGTTCCCGTAAGTGTCCCACCCGCACCGGCATCAGATAGAACAAGATGTTGCGGAGCGCCAAGAGGTACGTCGAGTGCCTTCATCAAGGATATGTAGTAGTTATTGACTCCAATCGGTTCGAAATAGAAATTCGCCATTACCTTGCCGCGTCCGACCTGAACCGCACCGTTGAAGTCGTGGAGAATCTGGCTGCCGTCGCAAACGTCCATTGCGCCGCGCGCCGTCATCAGCAGGCTTGAGCCTCTGGTGATGGCACCCTTTGGTTCAGCAAGAGGCTGATTGGACGCGACTACGCCCTTGATGAACGGACCTTGCGGCGTGGACTGGAGAGCCATTAGTTAGGCAGCCACCTCTACGATGTCAGGCCAGGATTCGAACGCTTTCAATCTTGCTTCGTTTGTCCAGCCCATAGATGTCCTCGTTAGTTAATGATAAGGCCGCCCGCTTCCGTAGGGTAATAAACACCCGGACTTGCGGGAGGTCCAATCTGTCTGCGGCGCATCACACCCTTTGCCGCCCTTGCCCAATCCTTAATCTGAGCGTCAATATCCTTGTCCAGTTGCGACCAGTACTGCCCGTCGTGTTCGATATTTTTTGCCCTTCCCGCGACGTACTGCGCGAGTAGCACGTCCCACCCGGAAGGCAGAGGAAGAATCGTTGCCGATTGTCCCGGCTGGTAATTCGGTTCAATCTGCCGTTTACCGTTCCAGAAAATATTTAGTTCAAGCGCCGACGTTCCGGAATTGTGCGCTGCGGGAATTGTGCCGCCGAGTCCGCGAATCAGGTTCGTCAACTGATTCCCGATGATGTCCCCGTATTGCATGATCTCGCCGTCAATGTTTACGAAACCAAACGGGAGAAGGAAACCGGCAGTGCTCACAAGCGTTGCCGTGGTCTGGCTCGCACTCATGCTTCCGGAAAGCGTGGTCGAGGCGGCCGTTCTGGCGGGCTGCGGATACACTTCGAGAATGTTAAGGCTGTTGACGACCGAGACCTGCGCGCTACTCAGAATCGAACTGGTGATATTGTTGCGACGGAAAAAGTAGCCTCTGTCTCCGCCTGTCATCCAGTAGCCGTCGTACCAGATGGAAGTAATCTCAATCCATTCTCCGGGCATGGTGTAGAGCGGTATGTTGGCCGCGCTTTGCAGTCCGGAGTAATCGAGAAGTCCGCCTGCCTTGCGCGAGATGATTCGCAGACCGTCGTTCAGCCACCCAAAGACCGCAGACGCGCCAATAAGCCCACCGTCCGAGTCTGGAAGAAAGGCACGATTAATTTGCGGAGGGGTGCCGGCTCCGGAAGGTGGAGCAGATACCGTGAAAGTTCCGACGGCTGACTCCACAAATGCTTGCTCTGTTCCGCTGGCGCCCCCAGGTAGCGTAAGGTAAGCCCGGACGGTCGTAGCAGAGGGTTGCAATGGAGAAGCAACCTGAATGCCTTGATTTGCACCGACGACAAGTCCGGTTGTTTCGCCCTGATAAAGCGTCTCACCGTAAAGATTCCTCTGCGTCACAATAACCGCATAGGTTCCGGCTGGCAAGGTAGAACCGGGAGAAGCGACAACCGTAACCGTTGCCACCGTCGGCGGCAGCACCTGCGGCATATCGGGCACGACCTGCCGCGCGTTGATAATCACCGTTCCGATCGTTGAAGGCACTTAGCGTCTCCGCGAATGCTTCCGCATCTTTCTACGGCTCGAGAGTTTCTTCCAGCTTCCCCGGTGTCTGGGGTTTGGTTCGGCCTTTCCTTCCGGTTGCTCATCCGGCCTGATTCGCGCCGGAGAATCCCCCGACTTGCTCTTTGGTGAATTTTGCGAATGTTGAGCCATTCCGTTCTCCTATCTTGCTACACAAACGTAATCCACATCATAGGTGGAAGCTGCGGTAAGAGTGCCTGTCTGGTTCCAGTTGAATACGGGTACAGTTGTGGAGCGCGTGATCATCACAATCGGCGTGGTATTGACAAGCGACCATGCTCCTGTTCCCGTATTGGCATAAGTAAATGAGCAATTAGGTGTGGTATTGGTGGCTCCCGAGAATGTTCCCGCGAAGGTAATGGTTGTTGTTCCTGTAGCTCCAGGCGTGGTGCCAGGAGTCATTCTGACAGTTCCTTTTTCGTTGGTCGAACCTGCCACAAGAGAACAGGCAGGACCAGTGCCGCCACCCGTCGTCATGGCACAAGTCGGCAGAATTGTCGTTAGCGCGCCCGTAAGGAACGTGTTGTTTCCGCCATCGAAGAAAGTTCCCGAAGCGCGGTTGATGGTATTGTTCGAGGCGTTTGCGCCGTTGAAAGTGGTGTTCGTCGCCCTGAGTATTCCGCCTGAAATCTGTACGGCATTCGAAACCGTTGTGCTCGAAGCGGTCACAAGAGAATTGACAAGGTTGACAACGCCCGTTGCCGCCGAGATAAACAGAGCCGTATTCGCTTGGCCGGAAGCTCCTGCGATTTGGTCATTTGTTCCGTTGTAGGTTCCGGCGATATTGGTCGAAGGGCTGGTGGTGTTATTGATGCCGTAGGCCGACTCTTCCGAGTAAAGAGTAGTGCCGTTCGGAACGCTTAGAGAAAGCTGTCCCTGATACTGGCAAACACTCGTCGTCATATAGACGATTTGCGAGGTGATACATCCAGTTTTCCCTGCGCCATTTGCCCTGAAGTGGTAATAACGCCCATTGAGAGTTGCGGCGGTGAGGTTGGCGTCGTTACCGCCCCATCCCACGATCATGAAATTTTCAGCGTAAGACTCGATGCCGAAGGCAACAATGCTCACCGGAGAGGGCGCTGCGGTCGCGCCATTGCCTGCGCCGAAAATAGACCAGTTGATGTATTGCATGAACTGAGCGCCGCCAAAGCAGGTGATGTTGCTGGTGCATGTTGCAAAACTGAAAGAGGGAGTCGGAACGATAACCGAAAGGGCAGGCCCACTGCCGATAACAGCCTGCGAAGCCCCATAGACGGAAGCAAGGGTCGATGAAGCCGACGGGCAGGCGGCGTTACCGCCAAGAAATTGCGCGGTCGTCGTGAACATATAGCCGGAAGGAAGGATGAGCGCCTTGCAGACAGGAGCAGCAATTACAGCCGCCCAGGCCGCGGCCAGATTCGCCGTATCGTCCGTTCCCCAGGCAAATTCGCAAGCCGAAGTGTTGCAAGCGGTCGAAGTCCCGCTGAAGGTAACCGTGACCGTAGTGGAATTGGTAAATCCTGAAATGGTTCCTTCCGGAAGCGTCACCGTACCATTGACTTCGGTGAGTTGCTGGCAGCAACCTGTCGTGCCAAACATCTTCTTGTTAACGTCGGCACTCGTAAAGATTCCATAGTCGCAAGTGACTGTTGCCGTATTCGTTGCGCCCGTCCACGTCGCATGGGTTCCGAAACAGAACTGCACGTTGGCATTTGCGAAAAAGCAGTTGCCGCTGGAAGGATTAGGACAGGTATTGGATAGATAAATTGCGTTCGTATTTCCGGCAAGCGCGGCAGACCCGCCGCCAGTCGAACCCCAGAGCGAGCAGGAATTATTGGTGATCGCAAGGCAGAATCGCGCGCTTTGCGAAACATAATTGAAGTAGGAAAAACCAATCCAGCCTCCGGTAATTTCGGCGTCTGCATAAGCCACGACGGCAATTATCGTTGGAACGTTGGGGACGGGAATAACAAGCGCCGCAGGAGTCACGTTGACCGTCTGCGCGCTGCCCGTTACCGTGATTTTAGTGATGTTGCAGGTGACGACGGTTATCGCTGCATTGGGGCAAACCGTTAGATTCCAGAAACTAGGACTTGGGTTGATCGTGTTGTTATCGGGAATGGAGACGGTAGCAGACCCGCTGGAATTGAGATTCCCGGAAAAAGAGCGCGCGAGATTGCCGCCCGCCCATTTGACCGAAGCCTCTCCCACGAACGTAAAGTTATATGTCCCGGTATTCCATGCCTGACTTCCGGTATCCGTGACATTTACAGTGACGTTGGTGCTCTGGCCGAGAATCCCCGCCGGGAACGCGGCGATGAGAAGGACGATGATCAGTAGTTTTCGCATATCATTCCTTAAACACAAAAGGCCGAGCCGATTTTTTAGATTGGCCCGGCCCTTCGCCGCAGAGCAACGAGGAAAACCTTTTTAGATCAGCGGACAAATCTCCATATCCATTGAAGCCGTTGGAGACGTGCCTCCCAAAGTCGTTTTTACGCTGAACGAGTTCGCGCCGCCCACGACCGAGGACAACTGGCCGGAAGCGCCACCGCCTGCCCCGGAAGCCGCGGTGTCGAGGATGTATTCAAATTCCTCCTCGTACCACTGTGTTGTAGTGATGGCCACGGCTGCGTTGGGGTGGACAAGTCCCTGCCCGACGACGACCGAGTTCGTTCCGTCCGAGGCCAGGATGAGAACATCCGCGACGGTTGGAGACGTGCCGCCGCCGTTATAAATCTTGATGCGGATGCGTCCAACCGTTGTCGGTATGGCGAACGTGCCCGAAGACGGCATGGGAAACGACTGCTGCGCCGTACCGGACAGGGCAAGACCCGTCTGCAAGAAAGAAGCGTCGTTGCGGAGTGGTTGCCCCATCCCGGGGAAGATTCGGTCAAGCCTGATATTGAATGACACGGCGTTTCTCCTTTACGTTTGCCAAATCCTTTTCTGTTCCGTCACCTACTAGGTGATGGAAGTCAAAGCATCTTGGGCCAAAGGTCTATTACATCCGAGTTGGCATATCAAATGTATTCTCGCGGTAACGACATCCTGGTTCGACGGCATAATCCAAGGAGTCATTCTGAAATAGCTGCCGAGGTTATAGATCATCCAAATGTACTTGGTGTTGAGCAGGTAACCGGTGCCCGCCGGGAAGTGCTGGTCGGCCAGCACGACGGCGTTCTTGAAGCGCATGTGATAGCGCAAAGAAGTCTGGATTGCAGCCGTATCCGCGAAATTGTCCGTCGCGCGAATAATGTTTGTTGTGGACGTAGACGTTGACGTGGACACGAACTGCAATTCGAAGTTGGCAAAGTCGGTGTTGTTCAAGATGAGCAGGTTCGGTTCATCGTAACCGTAAGTCACCTTGAAATAAGCGGGAAGCAGGGTAGTCGGTGACAAGTGCGCGGAGACGGTGGAGTTCGAAGCCGGCTGCCAGAAAGTGTTCGTCGAGCGGTTGATACCCGCGACGGTGTTGGACGTCTGCAACACCCAAGAGTTGATGCTGTCGAGGTCGATCGAGGAGTTGAACGGCGAGTTACCCGCTACTGCTTCCGCGAGCATGTCCAGCATGGAACCGGCCGCGGCCTGAACGTAGGTCTTCACAAGGTCGAGACCCACAGGTCCGCCGCGTCCGATTACGATGTCCATGACGGGCAGCGTGACCGACTGGAAATAGCCGCGCCACACCTGGTCCGCCGGCTGGATTGGGTCAATAGCCGAAGTGGACAGTAGTTGGTCGCCCCAATACGCGCCGCGCGTGGTGATCTTCGAAGTGAGCAACGGGTAGACGATTTCAGACCCCGCGTTGTACTTCTTGGCGTACTGGTTCAGGAAGGAAAATGTCGGACTCGGCTGGAATACCAGGTCCGCCACTTTCGGATAAATCATTTTTTGGGAAATGGCACCGAGCGTATTCAGCAATAACGCTGACGGTTGGTTAATCGCGGTACCTGTGACAAAAGCCATCGTTGTCTCCTCAAAACTAAGTTACAAAACTCGTTCTACATCATGCCCGGAGGCAGTTGCTCGATCAGCGCGCGAAGTTCCGGGTCTTTCAGCGAATCGCCGTACATATCGCCCAGAATGTCTTCTCCCGGTTTTACTGCCGGCAGAGCAGGCGGCTGCCCCGGTCCCGGAGTTCCGGGTTGCGGCACGCGAGCGGCCAACTGTTCCATGCGTCCCGCTTCGCGTCCGCGTTCAAAGGACTCGTCGTCGCGTTCCTTCTGGCGGTCGGCTTCTGTCATCTTCAGCCATGCCGCACTGATAGAAGGAAGGTTGTGCCGGTCGTAAATCTTGTTTTCCTTGGCGTAGTCAATGAGTTCCTGGCGCGTCGGTTTCTTTTCACGCTTGCCGAAGTCAATGCGGTCGTAGTCCCTGTCCCAACGGTCTTCGGTGAAAATCGTTGCGGCATTGCCGACGACGGTCGCAAGGGCTTTCAGTTGCGTGGCAAGTTCTCCTGAAGTCTTGTCGCGGTTGGCGAGTTCAGCAACGACACCCGAAAACCAGGGGTCTTTCTTCCAGTCGCCTTCCGCGGAAGGCGCCGGAGGCGGTTGTGCCGCTTTTGCCGCAGCCACTTGCGCCGCGTCGTAGGCTTCCTGCGCCTTGTTGGCGAGAGTGATTACCTTGTTGCGGTCTTCGGTGAGTTGCTTCGTGAGTTTGTCGTTATTGGCGATTGCTTCAGAAAGTTGTGTTCGTTCTGCGGAATTTAGGGCGCGGAGGGATGCCAGCGGTACCTGCGCGTTCCCGATCGTCACTAGCGTTGTATCCGGGTATTCCTTTGCATCTTCGAGAAACTTTTTAATCTGGTCTACACTCATTGCTCTGCTCCTACATCAACGGAATGCCGGTGTTTGGCGCGGAATCCTGCCCGGCCTGTGCGGCTCCGAATTGGATGGGTTGCGGACCCATCGCTTCCTCGTTTTTACCGACCACTTCAGAAACACTACTGCCTTGCTGCGCTTCCTTGATCGCACGCGAAAGAGACTTCATCGTTGCGGAAATCTGGTTGGCTACATTCGGTTGCGTCTGGAAGGTTTGAATAAAGAGGACACCAAGTACTTCATTTATCTTTTCAAGCTGACGGAGGGTCATGGTGGGGTCTGCGCCTTGCAGTTTCGAGTTCTGCGCGGCGAGAGATTGCCCCGGACTCTGGGTCTTGTTTTGCAACATACCCATAATCTGTGCCAGTCCCGGAGGCTGGCCTAGTCCGGGGGATGGAGGCATTCCCACTGTTCGTTTATCCTTCCGAAGCCTTTGGACCGATGTTCTTTCCGCCGCCTTCCGGCAGAACGCCCATCGGGTCTCGTACATCCTTGCTGGCAACGCTCGCTACCTGGCCGTAATCGATCGGGCCTTCGGCAGCGCCTTTCGGCGGTTGCGTCTGGTAGGGAGTGTCGAAGTGCGAAAAATCGTTTTTGTCTTTTGCCATTGCTCTACCCCTTGCTGCGGTTTTTCTCGTTGGGAGGCATCAGGCCGACCTGGTCTGCCGGCATGTTGTCTCCGCCATAAAGCCTTACTCCGTAATCCGAATCCGAATCCTCGATCTGCGCGCAAAGCGGAGAATCGATTGTCGAGTTCTCCATCGTTCTGCGGTTCTTTGCGATTGCTTCCGTGTCCAGTTTTGTCATTACTGCCTTTCAAAAATGCGGGGAAGGTTCGGGCCTCCCCCGCCGGGTTTTCTGCACTCCCCCGGAGTCTTTACTTCCGGCGAGAACGCTTTGAATGACGCTTGTGTCGTGCCATCCTTTGACTCCTTTCTGCGACGGGCACCCTGCCTTCTCTGGTTCAGGGGAGTCTCCCGCCTGCCAACAGAATTCCTAGTACCGAACGCCTCTTCGCGCCATGCGAAGATTTTTTGTGCGCCCGCGATGCTTGGACATTTTCCTCATTTGCGTCTCCCGGTTAAGCCATTGCCGGTGCAGGTCCGAACTGCATCAGCATGTGTTCCGCGTTTTCCTTCAGCGAAGCGACCCAGGCATCCTCTCCCATCGTTTTCCGGTGTTCAGCCGGCGACCAGAAAGGAGTACAAGGCTTGCCATCGACTGCAATCTGGACAAGGTAAGCCGTAGAAAAATCCTGCGGATTTACACTCTCCTTGATTCGCATGATTTCGAATTTTCGCTGCATTGCCCAAGCGCGAGAATACGCGCGACAAGGGGAGTAGCGTCAATGGGTTACAGACGTATGCCTAACTATTGGCAGGAAGGAAGATGCGCCAAGCGCCGTAGAAATTCTTTTCCACTCGGCAATTTGCCGCCAAAAACGTGCCATTTTTGCACATGCGCTGAATATGGCGTGGACTTTTTTTGAAGTATTTCGCAGCTTCGTTAATGGTGAGCGTCCGGTCGGCTTGTGGCGTCTCAGCCATCACCGCGGCCTCTTCAGTTTGGCAAGTGCGGCTAGTTCCTGCTGCCTTGTGGCTTCGTCGGCCATCTGTTCCGCGTTCGGAACGCCCAGGGTTTCGAGCACAAACTTGTTGGGGACGGCGCCGGTCTTGCCGAGCGCGACGACGAGTTGCCGCATCATCTGCGCGGACATCGCGTCCACGGAAGTTTCGTCCAGTTCCATATCGAGTTCGGCGTCGAGCGGAATGGGTTCCCACACGGCTGCCGGCTGTTTTTCTCCGCGTTCGGGACGAATCCTGTCGGGCATCCGTTTGTACCGCGCCATCATATAGAAAACCATCTGTGTCAGGCGTTGGTAACTTTCCGCGAGCAGCCGCGCCTTCATTCGCAGCATACTCTGCGACTGGAAGACGGAAGCGTCAAAGAGTTCCGGGGAAATGTTTCCTTGCCCCATTTCTCCCTGCCGTTGCGGATTGAAGCCGATGTAGCGCGCGACTTTTTGCAGCAATACTTCCGGCACCTGCGTCATGTGCTGCGGAATGGGATTCGGCCACTTGATCTCCGGCACCTTGTCGCCGCGGTACACCTGCACTTCTCCGGGCAGTCCGCCGAAAGCGTCAATGTCAATTCCGGAATCTTCGGGGATAAACGTCTGGCCGTTGTTTACGCGAATCAGGTTTTCAATGAGTTGCGTGTACATGCGTTCAGCAATGTCCTGCGCGTTCTTGCCGTACCTGACCGGAGGCACGCCGTAGTAGTGCTTCGGATGGGGCATAGACCACATGCCGACAAACGGAAAAGTAGAAAAGTCGTCGTCGGGCAGGCGGGGAGCAAAGTTGGGACCATCGGAGAGAGTGTAGCCCTGGCACTCGGCAATGAATCTTCCGCCCGGATACTTGCACTTCATGATCGGATTGACGACGAGTTCAAGCCCCTGCGCGGTTCGCTCGCCGGCAAGTTCCCGTACCACTTCGCGCGCATAATCCTTAATCCACAGGTAGCGTACCCGGACGCGCGGGCCTTCCTTGCGGTACTCGAATCCATCCGGAGCTCCGACGCGCAACGGGCCATCAGGAAGTTCCATGGACAAATCACTTCTTGGACCTGATTCCGATTCTTCCTGGTCTTCCACGACAGGCGAAGTCTTGATGTTCTTCGCCCTGTCTCCCCAGATGCGTTTCACTTCGTCGGCATAGAACCAGTCTTCGGCAATAACGAAGGACCAGTCGCGGTCGTTTGTCGCGTGGCCGTCCGGAAAGAACGTATCCACGGCGCGTGATTTAATCCACGCCGAGCCTCGCCCGTTTCTGGTTTCCGGATTGAAACCGCACTGAATCACTCCGGGATTGCAGAACTGCGAAGTGAACACGGCGTCGAAAATTCTTGCGTTGTAGTAACCGGACTTCCACGCGGCCGAGAATGCTCTTTCCCTTCCCTCATCGCGCTTTCCGTTTATGGCGATATAGACCTTGGGGGAATCGTTGGTGAGTTCGGTCGTCTCACTCATGAGGAGGTATTGCAGTTCGGGGAGGATAACTCTGGGGCGGTAGGTCGGCGCGGCAGTCGAAGGAAAATAATTCAGGTTGTAAAAATCCTCCATATCGGAGACCCAATTACTTCCCCAACGTTCATTCTGCTCGCGTTTGGCGAGCATTTGCAGGGTATCGATCTGTCTTGCGATTCTGAATTCGGCGGGGGAAGGACCAGGTTGACTTTTCTTTTCAGTGCCGAGCAGGAACGGCGTGTAGGTGACCATCGTCGCCATTACGTTTTGCCCTTTTGCCCCTTATGAATGTTCACATGGTACACGCTACCGCGGCAGGCGCAAACAAATTGTTTTTGCGTCTCTGACGAAACGGACATCTGCATTTGCCGGTGACAGTAGGGACAAACCGGAATGGAATTAAAATCGCTCAATTAATTACTTTGCTTTCGAGCGGAATACGGGAGAGGTCGGTCTCGCCGCGGAGCCAACTGCCGATAAGAGTACGCGGGTCTTCGCCGGCATGTCCCTCGCCCTTCATGTGTGATTCGGCTTCCGCGATCAGCGCCATGTGTTCCTTTGCGGACATCATGGCCGGCACCAGGTGCGAAGCGAATTTTGTCAGGTCGTCCATGAGATTGGTATAGGCGAAGGAAGCCCCGCGCTTGCGGTGCTCGGAAAACGCGCGCCAGATGTCCCGATAAATCTCCTTGGACTTTTCGTTTGCCTTTGCTTCGGCTTCGGCGGCCTGCATAACAAGACGGTTACGCTTTTCTTCGGCGGCAATCCTTGCATCGCGTTTTTTCTGCGCTTTGGTTTTCATCGCATGGACTGCGCCAGTTGACTGACAAGTTCGGCGTCTTTCTTCTGGCTGGCTCTCATTTCCTGAGCGGCCATTCCGGCGTTTATCCGGAACTGTGTTTCGACGTGGCGCGTGGCCTGCGCGAGCATTCCCAGAATCACATCAAGATTCTGCACGTTTCCGGAAAAGTTCAACACTCCGGTCACGGCATCCTGTTCCAGTACCAGTTGCCGTTGTAGCGGATGATTCTTCCGGTCTATGGAATCAGGTTCGCTCACTGCACTTCTCCTCTGGATTCGTGTCTTCGTCTCAACTCGTCCCTCAGTAGCGCGGCTGCCTGTCTTACGGCTCGCCTTCTTTCTAAATCAGCGAGGTTGGGATTGTCAACGGTGGAAGTCCGCAGGGCACGCGGGTCTTCGGCTTCGCGCTTGGGAGTGAACAGGTTCTCGAGCGGGTCTACGATTCTAGGCTCCGGAGTCTTCGCTTGCTGTTTCTCCGGCGTAACCCTGTAGACTTCGACAAAACTTCCGTTGCCGGCGCGCAGCACAAGTTCCTGCGTTCTTGCGTCCCACTCCTTGATGAGCGCGGTGGGTTCAGTCGGCGTATCAATCAGTTCTCCTTTGACTCTGAATTCTCCGCCGTTTGCTCTTACGATGGCTGTAAGGATTCTGACCAGATACGCTTCGACGCCAAGTTCACCACGCACATAAGCCGGCATATTCCTCCTAGATTCCGTACAACCTGTTGATTCCGCGTCTTCCACTGCCGCGCATATCCTTCCTCAGTCCTGCGGCAATCCGCACCTGGTTCATCTCGCGGTAGAACTGTTGCTGCGCTTCTTTTGGCGCAAGATGTACTCCGATCTGAACGAGGGGAGAATCTTTTTCGTCGGTGAGCGTGGGACGCGGGGCAAAATCCATCCGGGCAGGAGGATACTGCTCTCTGGTTAGGCACGCAATGAAAAAAGCGACGGCTACGTCGTCGTGGCCGCGTTCCACTTCCCAACGCCACTCTTTCAGGGTACAGAGGCCGATCTGCTGCATCAGCGAACGGTCGTTTACAACGAGAGCGCCTGCTTCCTGCTTGATACCCATTCTGAGACCGGAGCGTGCGGCATCGATGATGAGCCTGCGCGTGGCGGTATTCATTTCAAAGCCGAGGGCGAGCGACTTCGACGCGCTTCGCTTTCGGTCGTCGCGTCCCTTCCACTTGTAGATGTTGGGATAGCGGTAGTTATCGCGCAGTTTGATGAGCGCCCAACGTCCAAGGTTCCCGGTGAGTTCCGGATTCATCATGGCCATGTGGTAGTAGTGGCCTGCCATATCCATCTGGTTTGCGAGTTCTTCCGGAGGGATTCTTTCAGAGTATCTGGCGGAGACTTCGCCTGTTTCTCCGCACAGCATGACGATGGCGGCGAAGTCTCCTTCTTCGGTTCCGAGCGCCGCGTCCGCACCGCCGTAATACTTGTAGCCGTCGGCCTTGCCGTATTCGTTGTGGGGATATTTCCAGATATGCCAGGGGCCGGTATCGGACTTCACAAACTTGAACTGGTTGCCGATTCCCGTTCTCTTGAAAAACCCGCGCGTGAGCGGAGGCTTTACCGTTGTTTCGGCGTAAGCCAGTTCTTCCCTTGCAAAAGCCGGAGAACCGGAAATCTGGAAAGCAACTTCCGGGCAATGGGGATAGTCCGTTAGCCATTTCGACTCTACGTCGCGGCAGTCGTCGGCCTTGGTACGGCGCATCCAGGCAATCTGCTCTCTTGTGGCGTTGAAAGGTTCGGCCATCAGTTCTTTTTCAAGGTCGTCGGCTGGCGCGTCTTCGGCTTCTTCTTCCGGCCGTCGGCACGCAGGGTCGTCAAGCCAGCACAGGAAAATCGGAAGGTATCCGTTTCGTCCGTCAATGGCGTTCTGCCAGTATTCGAAGAAAGCCTCGCCCGGACCTTCTCTGCCGTTGGCGGTGGATTCAATGATGATGATGGAGCCTGGGCCTTTTGACACCGAAGAGATCATGGAGACAAACGAATCATCCGAAGGGTAGTAGGCGGCTTCAGAAAGATGCAAAGCCGACAAGGTTCCCCCGCGTCCGGCGGCTGGCGTGCCGGCCGTAGCGAGGGTGATCTGGCTCTGTCCGCCTTTTTGCGGAAAGAAGATTCTTTTGCTTTGGATGTCGGTGGCCTTGAAACCGGGGAAGGCACGCGAGAGGTCCGCCGGAATTCGAAACAATTCCTCAGCCGAGCCGGCCAGGTGGGCGACAATTTTCGCGTTGATATTGGGGAAGCCGAGACAATAGCTCCACAGGAAAGCGTCGGTTTGCGCCGAGACGCCGACACGGCGCGATTTAAGGTCGAGGACTCTAATCAGTCCTTCCTTATCCCATTGTTCCCTGATCTGGCGAAAACGTTTTTCCTGGTTGGGGTTGAAGCGGAAGGGCACCATCCGGTTCGTGGTGATGTCTTTTACCGGGAGGCGTTCAATAAGGGTCTTCGACCTGTCCAGCCAATTCATTTATCCGTTTGCTTCTTTTAGGTACTGCTCGCGTCTTTCTCTTACGCGCTGGTCCTGGTAGCGTATCCAGCAGTTCTCTGAACACACCCTGACCGGCTTGTAGAGACCTGTTTCCGGGTCTTTGTAGGAATTGTCTAACCCGCGCGGAATGCCCATGTGCTTCACGCCTTTTTTGCAGCATAGCGGTTTGCCGGCCATGAAGCATTCATAGCTGGCTTCATTCGCCTTCTGGAAAGTTCGTTCGTTCAGGATACGGCCGGCATTTTCAAATTCGAGTTTGAGTTTGGCGTACCACTGCTGCGCTTCGATGACATCCATGGTGTTCCACGGAATGTTGATGTACAGACCGATGGGAAGTTCCGTTCTTACCTGCGGTTGCGGTTGCTTTGCGGCTTTGGGCATTTAGTTTCCTCCGAAACTGTAGGCGCGTTTCCTCTCGCGCGCAAGTTGTTCCTGGTGCTCCTTAATCTTCTTTTGCAGGAAGGCGTCGAACTGGCCTTTTTTGTCGGTGGCATTCGAAGGCCAGATGTTTACTGCGCCGCAGGTCCGGCAGCGGATGACGTAGCAGCCCTGCTTTTCCGATTCGACAAAGGTGCTCGACCGTTCGCATCTGCCTTCGGCGTGATTGGCGCAAACGGGAATGTCCATCAGGCGACCTCGAGGATTCTTGATTCTGTTTTCGGCAACTGCCGCATGTTCTCACTCTTCTCCCATTCAAGGAAAGTGAGATAGAGCCTTTTATCCATTTCGTATCTTCCTCGGTTGGCGCGTCTCCGTCCGGTGAGCACATGGCGGCCGTAGTAGGCGGCGTTCATTCTGAGCGACCGAATCTTTCCCGGTGTCAGGTATCCGCGTTCAGCCTTTATCTGCGCGAGTTTCTTGTGGAACCAGTCGTCCACTTTTGTCCTGAACTGCGCGGGAACGGAAGGCCATGCGGTTTTCTTTCTCAGTTTTTTTGCAAGCGATCGGGGAAGTGCGTGGGTGTTCTTGCTGATTCCCATTTGCGTGAGTTTTCGCGTGAACCGGATATTCTCGAAGTAGTTGCAAATTGCCATCATGCGTTCACGTTTTGCGTAGGGAAAAGTCCAGTCGGGGTCAGCGGGATTCGGTTTTACTTTTCTGAGCGGTTTCATGCCATGTACTTTTTATAAAAGTGGATGATGCCCCAGATGCCGGCACCCAGAACAAACAGGTAGAGCAGCAAGAAAAAGAAAGCCGCCCACAGGGAAGCGCGGTAAGAATCCTGAACCTCGTCCGGGTCGTGGTCCACGCCCCGACAATAGAAGAACAGGTTGGGCATTGTCAAGCGGGCATTCTCGTGCTAGGCTCACCGCCATGCCAAGAAGAAAAAAGCCAAAGATTTGTCCTTTTCATTTAAGGCCGCTGCCTTGCCTTTCCTGCCGCGGAGTGAAGGGCGGTTCGGTCTCCTCTCCGAAGAAAACACGCGCGAACAGGAAGAAGGCAAAAATGGGCGCATGGGCACGCTGGCATGGAAAAGAAAATGGCGGCTATTGATATTCCCGTTGTCACATGCCGTCGCTGTCGTGTGCTCAAGATTTTTTCGCAACTCAGGAAGCCAAAGAAAGACGGTAAGCTGCACAAGATTTGTAAATCCTGTTCGATGCAAGAAGCTATGGCATGGGGCAAATTGAATCCAGAAAGAAAATCGTTAGCAGACAAGCGATTCAACGAAAAACATAGAGAAAAGATACTCCAAAAGCGGAAAAAATATTACTGGGATAATCGGCAAGGTATTCTCAGAAAGACCGCCGAACGCAGAGCGAAGTACCCTTGGATATATGCGGGCGCCTCGCACAAGAGGAACAGGTCCAAATCAAAGTTTTATCAAAGGATGATTCGAAAGCAGAATGGTGTATGCGGCATCTGCCAAGAAAGGCCAAGCGGAATAGCATTGCATGTTGACCATGACCATAACACAGGAGAGCGCAGGGGACTTTTGTGTGACCAGTGCAATACTGCACTAGGGCAGTTCTTGGACGACACAAGCCTCTTGCAAAGGGCGATAAATTATTTGGACAATCCTCCTTCGAGGAGCGCGTAGATGCCGGGGATTTCTCAGGAGTGTGAAGTTGGCCACCATGCGGCTTGCGCCATAGGCCTTGAATGCCGGTGCGGCTGTCACCAGCACACGCAGCAGCTTATCCGGAAAGGTCCGGCGAAGGCCGACCCGAAAGGCGGGATAAGAAGGAATGTCCGGGCCAAAGTAAAGGAGGCACTGGCAAAACTGCCGCCGGCGCCTCCCGTCTTATCCAGCCAGGATGAAGCAACAGAAGTCTACAACACTTGCCCGAAGTGTAAAATAAGAGCGAAGGCTACGGACCAGTTTTGCCGGAAGGATGGAACGAAACTATGTTTGGGAAGACCCTGCAATCGTTGCGAAGCGCCCTGCGAAGAGGCGGACGATTTCTGTTGGGCTTGCGGGTGGAACCTTGGAGATACATTTCAGGAGCCGACCGACGTTTCGCCCGCCGAGTCCCTCTCCCCGAATGGAACGCCGCCTCTATCCACCTCATTGTCCACGGAAGAAGCGCCCAAGGAAGATCCTATTGTCAGGTTACAGCGAATTGCGAGAGAACAGGGATTACTTCCGAAGGAGACCGTTGTAAGTTGACAGGGGAAGCGATTGCGAAAGGCATTCTATCGCTCAAGCGCAGAGGGTACGAACCGCGATTCGTTGTTCTCCGGCAAGCGGATACTTGGGGATGCAAGACGGCGATGGGATTGCCGGTGATTGTGCAGGAGTGAACTTGAAATTTAGAAAGATTCGGCTTTACAAAAACAATCTGTACGCTCTAGTTGATTCCGAAGACTACGAACGGTTGAATAAGTATAGATGGTACGCACGACTAAACCCCCATACAAAAACTTTCTATGCCTATCGTTCCCCTCAATCCATCGCAATGCACAGGGAAGTGATGAAATTAATTAGAGGAGATGGAAAACAGGTTGATCACAAAAATCCAAATCGAACACTTGATAATCGCAAAAGTAATTTAAGAGTTTGCGTCCAAGTAAACAATTCCTGGAATATGCGTAAACCAAAATCCAACTCAAGCGGATTCAAGGGTGTATATTTTCATAAGAGTGGACAGAAGTGGATGGCCTATATCACGGTGCATGGGAAACGCATCCACTTGGGTCTTCATGTTCGCTTATTGGATGCTCATGCAGCATACAGAACGGCATCGCAAAAATATTTTGGGGTGTTTGCTCGCCCATGAAAACGTTGGAAGAATGGTTAAGAAATAATTTTTATTTGTGGTTCAGTTTCGCCACCATTCTTGACCTGCTTCTGCTTTCCTACATTGCGTGGAGGAGCCGTTGCCACTAGTCACGATCAATCGATACGAGGAACTGCTCGACGACCGACCCGTAAAGTTCACGGAAGAGGAAGTCGGTTATGGGCCGGCGCCCGAAGGCAGTGGCTTCACCTGCAATTCCTGCCGGCATTACTACCGCAGGGGCGTGGACGGCTTCACGGTGTGCGAGATTATGCGTTCAGAGAGAACCGATGTCGAGGGAGTGCTGCCCGACTGGCGGTGCATTTTCCAGAACACGGATGGAAGCGTATTTCATTTCCTGCCGTCGGAAGATTCAGACGAGAGTTGAGACCGGAGCTCCTTCCGGATTCTCGTCGGTGACGGCGGGCATCTGTTCCAGCTGGGAATTCAGAACCTTCTTGCAGCATTCCATGACGAAGGCGAGTATCCGTTGCTTCCTGTCGCCGCCGATGACATGCACTTCGATGCCGGGATTGCATTTGCCGCAGAACTGGCATCTGTAATTTACTTTTTGCTGTTTGAGCATAAGTAGGTGCCGGAAGCCCATTCCACGCTAATAAAACAGGCTTCCGGCCTGGGTTGTCCTTCAAGAGTTTCCGCACTATACCGCAATGCCCAACTTGACTGCAAGCGGAAATTGGATATAATCCTCCCATGCCCAACAAATCGAATCTCAGGGAATTCCCAAAAGTGAAATCGCTTCACGGTCTGACGGTGAATCCGGTCATTACGGAGATGTATCTGACGGGGGCGACGATGCGTCATATCGAGGAAAAGTTGGGCCTGACATTCATCTGCGAGGACGGGTCGCCCTTGACCTACGGCGAGGATGACCTGTACGAAGTGGACACGGACGGCATAAGGAGGATTCTGTGACGGACGTATTTCTGCGCGTAGCTCCGCAAAACATGATTCGCGCCCACCTGTGCGAAGCGGTGTACAAACGCTGGCTGGAAGAGAAGGACATACGGCTGCGCGTCATCGGCATGGAGCACGCGCTGATTATCGACCGGCCGGCGCAGATTCTCCCGGCGAAAGACTTTGCGTGGATTTCGCGCCAGTACGCAGAGAACACGGCGCAGACCGACCCCTACATATTTGCCGACGACGACCATCTGATACTTGGCCGTGATTGGGTTCATCGCGCGGTGGAAGTGTGGAACGCGAATCCCGGTTACACGATGCTGACCGCGGCGAGCGCAGTGAGGGGAGAAACTTCTTACGAAGGAGCTCTCTGGCAGGAGGGATTGCAGACCGACATTGCTTGTGTGGGCGCGACGATGATTCACAAAAAAGGTGTCGTGCCTTACGATAAATTTTCCGGGAAGGCTTCGCAGCAGGACGTAATCGTGTGCGACTGGATGAAGGCGAACGAGAAGAAATTTGCGATCATGAAATCGGTTCACTACCTGCATCTGGGTTTCGGGCTTTCGCAGGTGGAGCCGCTTTTGTACGGGAGGTACTAGATGTTTCACAAAAGGAAGCTGGAGTATCCCGCCTGGGACTGGAAGCCGGAAGCGGAGCAAAAGTTATGGACGAAGGCGGATGACGGTTCGGCGGAACTGGAGCTGCACTGGCTGCTGTATTCCCTTGTATCCATCCTGAAGCCGGAGGTTGTATTTGAATCAGGAACGTGTCATGGCTACTCGACGTACTGGCTTGGCAAAGCGGTTGGAGACAACGGGCGGGGATGGGTATACACGGCGGAGGTCAACAGGGAATATCTGGAAGAGGCGATGGAGCGGTGCAAGGATATTCCACGGATAAGATTCCTGAACAATCGGGCGTCGGATTGCCAGTCGCTCAGGGATGCGGACTTCTTTTTCTGTGATTCGAATTACGGAGACAGGGCGGATGAGTTATCCTTGTTGAAGCCAGGAGCGGTGGCTCTTGTCCACGACACGAACGCCTATGCCTTGCAGTGGGCGAACGGAGCGAAACCCATCTCTCATGCGGTAGAAGGATTTTCCGAGCACATATTTTTTAGGCATACGCTCAGGGGCTTTGCGTTGCTCAGAAAGAAGTAGTGATGGCCAATCCTTTTCAGAACTATCCCTTGCAGTCGATGCCAGCGCGTTAATTCCACTTGACCTTGACCGCTTTCAAAAACTCGTAATCCTGCCACGTCAAGCGATTGGCTACACGTTCAGCAACTTCCGCCCCGCCCCCCCTCATCTCCCCACGCGTCTTGTCTCAACTCTCTTTCCGCCACGTTTTTTCCATCCTCTTCCGGTTTTTAAGAAGCGGAGTCTGTATCTCAACAGAAGGCTCACTTCGGGAACGGGTGTTCGCCGGTCCCTTGCCACGGGCCTTGAGCACCGTCGTTTTGCACGACTCCCCGCTTCGTTGGGCATTCTCCCTCGCTTTTCTCCCCCCGTCCACTAAAATCTCTTGTTGGGCATTAAATCACTGGAAAATACGGGAAGGCTTAGCAATAGCCAACAGGCCGGAGTTCGTCTAATGCGGGCAGGGGGTCGAATTTTCCGGTAAGGGTGTCCGCCGGCGTCGACGGTAAGCGTATTACGTTTGGTCGAATGTATTACGATTGGCAGGCAATCGGCGCCACATCGGCGCGTTGCGCGCTATGCTTTGCAGATACGGCAAGCTGTCAGTCCTCCAGGCAGCACCAGAAACCTATGTGGACACTTCCCACCATTCTCTATAAGAGCCTGCGTTAACCCTGTAAAAGACTCGCTTTTATTGCTTCGCTTGCCCTTTGGCGCGCGTTTGGCGGAAGAATGGCGCGAAGCCTTTCCCTCGCTTCCCTTCTCTTTGCGTTTGGGAGTCTGCCTACTTTCTTGGGTAGGGATTGGATGCTGTACAGGTAAAGAAGGAATGGGGAGGGAATGGTAGTGGATTGGTGCAGGAGTGGTGAGTGTTTGGCGGACGTAGTCTGACAGTGACAGATTGGCAAGTCTAGCGCGTGTTTTGATGCTGTCTAGTTCGTGAGCGTACATGCGGACGGCGGGAAGTACGGCATCTTGTTTGGTGTCGGATTGGCGTCTATTCATGGTGTTTTCCTCTGTAATACGTTTGAGAGTTTAACGCGGTTTGTCTGTATCCTTATATATAGGTACATGGCGCAATGGAATCACTGCGGAAATAAAGTGTTTTATGCCCAACTTTTCGCTTGACAACGTTTGCCGTTTGTAATACATTTCAATCGTGTAAATCTAAATCGGGGTGGAAGCCGATGAAACCAAACAAACTGGAATTACAGCGCATTGCACGCGAACGTGCCGCACGAATCAGGGCAGCGCGGAAAGCGGTGCAATCGTGAGTACAAAACTATACCGCATTTATTTGCTGGAGGCTGACTCAAAAGGCGAGTTTCCGGCATTTGAGGCGAACGGACAAATCCTCGACATCATGGAAGTGGAGCGCACACATGCGGAAGCGGAAGAAGTTTTTTACGGGGCGGCGGACATAGCGCACAAGCAACGCGAAGCGAGCGCAATCGAGGAATTGCTCCAAGCCGCGCGGATCGCAGCAGCAGAACTTAGCGGCCACACTCCGTTAGGCACACCCAAGACTCGTGCGGAGATTCGCTTGCGCGAAGCGATTGAGGCGGTGCAATCGTGAGAACTGCCAGCGAAGTAGTCCGCGAAGCATACGCCAACCCTGCGAACGATAAACTCCGCTTGGCAGTAAATTCACGCGAAACTTGTGTCGGTTCATGGGATGAAAACCTGCAGCGGTTCGTTATGGTCGCCTGCGCGACGATAACCGGCCAATGGGTAGAATTACCCTTTGAATTGCTTGTGAATGGGAAACACGTTGTCGAAGAGTGGCGCGAAATTCCGCGTGAAAGCATGGTGCGCGCATGAAATACGATGCGAAAAACACTGTCACACGCGACGGCTGGAACGTAGGCACGCAATATCCGCGTTATGATGCGGACTACAACGTTTTAGCAGGTGTCACACTTTCAGTTTTCAAAATTCACGGCAACCTATTCCAGTACGGCGACGCGAACGGCAAAGTGTTTCCGAATTGCGACGCGGCCTATGCTTATGCTTTTGAGCATGGGTATCTGCAAAAGTTTGTTCATGCGTTTTGCCGTGTACATCGGACGCGCCACACGTTTCTAGGAAAGCGTACAGGGTTTTGTCCTACACGTTCGCAAGCCGACGTTATCAGGGTAGCGTCCTATTTCACAGAATCGGGGGCAGGAGTATGACACTTTTCAATTCTCAACTAGACGCGGAACCTGCCAAGCAAACGGGATTAGACTTGACAGGCAACGTTATCCCGCAATCTCTGTCAGACAAGTATCGGCCGACAAAGATCGAAGACTTCATAGGCCTAGAAAAGCAGCGCAAGGTATTGTCTGCATTCGCAAAGAGGCCTTGCGCCTGCGCGTGGCTCTTTCTAGGCCCGTCAGGTGTTGGAAAATCTACAATGGCACTAGCACTGGCCGAAGAGATACAAGCTGAATTGCACAAGATACCCTCGCAGAACTGCAACGTACAGAGCATAGAGGATGTTTGCCGCACCTGCGCCTATGTTCCAATGTTCGGTAAACAGTGGCACGCGATATTGGCGGATGAAGCGGACGCTATGACACCGGCCGCACAACTGAAACTTCTTTCCAAGTTAGACGCTACAGACTCAGTGGCGCAAACCATTTGGCTATTCACTGCGAACGATACCGCGCGCCTAGAACCGCGGTTTCTGTCTAGATGTCGTGTGCTGGAATTTTCGAGTTATGGTCTCCGCGCGCCACTGGCAGAGCTCTTGGCGAAAATATGGGACACAGAGACCGGCGGCAAACCGTCAGACGGAGTTAACTTCGAACGGATAGCAAAGGATTCCAATACTAACCCTAGGGCAGCATTGCAAGCCCTAGAAATCGAATTGCTGGCAGCATAGGAGGAAACATGGCCAGAAAACTAGCAGTCTTAACCCCTGAAGAGGAAAAAGCATGGGAGTTTGCTTTTGCGTTTTATGTCGAGGATGGACTAAAAGACGACGAAGCGGGATTTTCCGCATGGCAGGATTTACAGAAAGAATTTCCGCGCTTGCGCGAGTTTGATGGGTGTGAGGCATAGCAGGACGGAATGTCACCCGTAGTCCGCTGAAATCATTGCGGCGTGGGGCTTAGACTCGGAAGCTAGCCAGCACTGCTACTCAAGGGAACATCTACAGCGTAGCGCGCGACGCGGAACGCGCGCAAAACATAGGGTGGAAGCTATGGACGTATCACAAGTGTTAAACGCATTGCAGAAGTTTATAAACGAAAAACCGGAACTCGAACCAGCTAACTACGGATGCGACCCCGAACAGCTGAAATATACTCCGCGGTCTGAATGGTTCGCGGCAAGGAATGCCATGCGCCAGGATGCGCGCACGATTGCCAAAGATGGCACGCGCGCACGCAAGGCACTGCAAGAGGCTCGGCAGTATCCCCCAAACGCGGAATTACTCGCGGAAGCGTTTAAGCGGGCATTCTCAGGCCGTCTGTCGTGGGATGAGGAACCTGGAGCACTGAGCTATTGCACTGGCCAATACTACCCCACGGAGTACCGCGCGGCAGCGGCGACCGTCCTAGAGTATTACGTTCACGCAGTAAAGCCGAAGTTTACCCCGCCAACTGGCCAAGTCTTCTATACGGCGGCAGAGATCGAGCATGCCGCAGACCGCGCAGGCTCGCACTTTTTCAGTCGCGGCGCCAAGCGTTTCTTTCGCTCGCGGATTCTAGGCGATGCATTCCACGGAACCGGCGGGTGTTACTTTGTGACCAGCGAGCAATACGAAGACTCGCACGGTCGCAGAGCAGGAAGACATTACACGATTAGGAAATTCAATCCCGAAACGGCAGAAATTGACACTTTCGGGCCATTCAATGTATTGACGCGCGGCAGAGCCTTGCGGATTGCGCGGATTGCGTCCGAGTATCCCGATGCCGCACTTGAGGCTATGAAGTTTGACAAGGAGTCTTGGCAATGAAACACCAGGAAAAGAGCCTCACGCACTACCTGACATATTGCAACTACAAAGCGAACCGCGAAGCCTCGCCGGAAGTGACCCCCGAACAGTGGCGCGTGCTATTTGGCGACAAAACGGATGCACTCGAAGAACAGTATCAAACCGAACAGATGCACGCGCAGATCGACCGCGCGCACGAAGCACACAAACAACCCTTATTCAAAGAAGGCGAGGAAGCATGAACCTAGTCATTGTTTTACTGATTATCGGCGCCCAGATCGCGTACAGATGGATTAGCGCCGCGCGTCCGACTGAAGTGCAGGTCTGGGACGCCTGCATTAATCGGTAAGGGTTTCCCCCTTCCAAACGTTGCGCGTCAGATACTCGCCACACGCTGACGACTGCGCCGGGGAAAGCCGTATGGCGAGACGGCAAACGCGGGGGAGCTCCAAAACTCTCCCGCACTAAAATTTGAGAGGAGCGAATATGCCAACGATTACGAATAAAGTCAGGCAGAATGCAGGCGCCGCGCTAGAGCGCCTGCATTTCGAAGAAGAGAACCGCAAGAAGATTGTACGGGAATATATGGCCATCGAGGCCAAGCGAGGCCGACCGGTCGAGCTCACGCCTCTGCATTGCGTCGTAGGTCTCGCATTGTGCGGGAGTGCCTTACTGTATCTGTGGCTCTTTATCTGTGAAGCGTTCTCCATGAGTGGCATACGATGACAAAGCAACGCGACCTCTTCACGACACCAGCGCCAACGCCACTCAATGAGAAGTGGAAAGTGCGGGATGACTTCCCCGGCCGCAAAGCGAAAGTTACCGTAGGGCGCCAACACCATGAAGCGGTAGACGCCAAACTCGACAAGCCGAGACTGGAAATCCAGGAAGGCCGAGTGCTTGATGTCTTGCTCGACAAGGAATGGCACACACTTTTTGACATCGCGGAGCATTGCAAGATTCCGCATGGCAGCGCCGGCAGCCAGATTCGCAACTTGCGCGTGGATGGCTGGAACATCGAGAAACGCCGCGCCGGCATTGGGGGCACATGGGAATATCGGCTAGCCGGAAGAAAAGACGGACAGGATATATGAAACTGCATTTCACCGTTTTAGGACACCCGGAGCCGCAGGGCAGTGTACGCGCATTCATGCCGAAGGGCTGGAACCGGCCGGTACTGACGTCCGACAACAAAGACCTGAAGGCTTGGCGGGGAGTCGTGGCCATTGCCGCGCAGAAGGCCTGCAAGGCAGACGGCAGACGGTTTCCAGTGGACGCCGCCGCCGCGGTACAGATCGACCTGCATTTTTGTTTCAAGGCTCCGAAGCGTGGCGGGGGAACGTACAAGACGACGCGCCCGGACATCGACAAGTTAATCCGCGGGGTACTCGACGCGCTGACGGGAATCGTTTACGCCGACGACGCCCAGGTCGTGCGCGTCATTGCGTCAAAGGAGTTTAACTTCATGGAAGGGGTAGAAGTATTCATAGAAAGTATTTAGTTGGGCATGGAAGGCAGTAAAAATGCGGTTTTCTCTTGACAAGGCGTACCGCGAGGAAGTAAAACGATAATCACTCCGAGGAAGGGAGCACACGCAATGGCAACTAAAGAAGTAATAAAACCCGAAATCAAGGAACTGGAGAAGTCTCTCGCCGTGATTCGCGGCAACGCAAGCGCGGTCATTGTCAAGAGCGCCGACGACTACGCGAAAGCGGGCGCGGCACTGGTGATGATCGACAACTACACCAAGGACGTAAAACTGAAACTCGAACCGTTCGTTGTGCTCGCACGGAGAAACTACGAAGCCGCACGCGCGGAGATGCAGAAGTATTTGAATGCTGCCGAGGAGATCAGGGCGAAGTACTCCGCGCCGATGACAGAGTTCAAGAGACAGGAACGCCTCGCAGCCGAAGCCGAGCAACGCAAAATAAACGAACAACGGCAGAAAGAAGCGAACGAGAGAGCCGCAGCCGAACGCGCCTTAGCCGAACGCCTCGCGGAAGAGAAGCGCAAGGAAGAAGAGAAAGAAATTCGCCAAGCGGTAAAAGGCGGCGAACTGTCGAAGACCGAAGCGGAGAAGATGAAGAAGGAAGCCGCAGCGCGTCAGGAAGAAGCAAACCGCGAAGCCGCAGAAGCCGCAGCGAGGATTGCACGCAATGTGGAACAGGTAACAGTTAGGCCAAACGTGCCTACAGTGGCCGGAACCAGAAGCCGCGTCAACTGGAAATTCAAGATCGTGGACCGCAGCAAGATTCCCGTTTGCTTTATGTCTCCCGATGAAAAACTGATCGGGCAGATGGTGCGCGACTACAAGGACAAAGCGAGGTCCGAAGCGTTTTGTCCCGGCATCGAAGTCTATACCGAAGATTCAATCTGAGAGAGGCACTATGGAACGCCAACAGTTCAAGGACAGCAACATCGTCAGCGCCGGATGGTGCGAAGAGACACAAGACCTAGAGCTCGAGTTTGCCTCGCTCGCCGTCTACGTCTATTACGGCGTTCCCCAAAATATCTGGGAAGCGTTCCTGCGCGCGGAATCCAAGGGCAAGTATCACGCGCGGGCCATCATGGGGAATTACCGCTACCAGTGCATCAAGCATCGTCCGCCGAAAGTGAAGGAGGAAACAAATGCCGCAGAGCAAACGCAAGCAACACCCGAAAGCAAAAAGGCGAAGCGTAAAAAGAAACTCGCCGGTCTCTAACGCCATCGTCAAGTTGGGCACGCCGCCCGAAAAACCCTGGGTACTCGACAATGAGCAGGTAGTCCTGCTGAAGAACTATCTGCACATGGGCGACGCCAGCGAGACGGAGATCAAATCCTGTCTCGAAGTGGCGCGCCGCTATCGGCTCGACCCGTTCAAGCAGGGACAAATCTGGTTTATCAAACGCTGGAACAGCAGCGCGGTAAACGCGCAAGGCACAAAGGGCGCGCACGTTTGGATACCGCAGACCGGAGTGTATGGTCTGGCGCATATCGCTTCGCGCGATTACAAGGATTTTGGCTCGATTGGTGAACCCGAGTACGGGCCAATGATTACGATGGAAGTGGAAAACCACAAGTTTCAGGCGCCGGAGTGGTGCAAGGTAAAAGTCTACAAGAAGGGAATTGCCGAGCCGACGGTCGCCACTATCTACTTTGAGGAGTTTTGTCCCGGCAACTGGAAGAACGTCGAGTACTTTTGGGCGCGTATGCCGCGGAATCAGATCGCCAAATGCGCCAAGGCGCAGGCCATACGCTTTGCCTATCCTGACCTCGGAGGCCTGTACATCCCGGAGGAGATGGAAAAATCAGCCGGCGACTTCACCCCGGACGGCCGACAAATCCTCGAAGGCGCGCCTAGTGGCACGCGCGAAGCAGCGCAGGCGGTAGCGCAGGAGAAAGTAAAGAAGTTGCAGGAATCCCTCAACTCCCCCACAAAACCCGTTGTAAGCGCCTCTAAGGCCGAATCCGGCAGTGCAGGAGAGATCGAGATTGATTGGGTAAACGGTCCTGACAAGCCGGCCAGACTGATAGGTGACATCGGAGAACTCATCGAAGGGCTAAAGGATACGTTTGTCTTCGAGCACCTGGACGGCTGGTGGTGGCTCCTGCCGAAAGACGCGGACAGATTCATACCCATTTGCAAGGCGGAAGGCTACAAGGTGACGCAGACGTTGCCGCAGCCGCCGCCAGAAAAGAAGGATTCCGGCAAGCAGCAACGAGGAGGAAAAGCGCCGGCCGGCCAGCAGGGGAAGGGGAAAGCCGCCAACGGTGAACCGGCACCTCCTGACCTCCTGCTGGTGACGGGTACGATCGACCGCGTACAAACGACGCAGACTTCGAACAAAGCCGTGATGGCTTATGTGACGGTGATAGACTCCGGGCGCAAGAAGATCTCTTACGGCACATTCGACAAAGACATTATTGACATTCTGACGAAGGTAGCGTCGAAGCCGATTGTGTGCCGCATCTACGTCAAGACCTCCGGCAAGTACCAGAATATCGTCGGCCTAGCAAACGTCGGCTCGCAGGAGTACGTTGACGGCAAGGTGCCGGTTACGTCGGTGAACCGTGAACCTGGCGGGAGTCTCTTCAAATGAAAGATACGATGAACGCCTTTGAAAAACGCGCGGCATGAGTGAAGACCCTACAGCACGCGCCGAACGGTTTGTCTCTTCCACCAAGGGCCAGTGGACCGAACTGGTGCATCTGGCCCTTGACCACCGCTACGACCGGAAGAGGCTCGCGGCCAGCCTTGCACGGCTCTCTCAATCGAACAAGGAAACGATACGTCGCAAACTGGCCGCGATAGACCGCGCAGCGAGGTGTGGAATCGAGAAAGAAGCAATCATAGAAAGGGGCCAGTCCGTCATCCTCGGCCAATACCTCAAGAAAAACGGCCTGCACGAACCCAAAGAGTTTATCCGGCACCGCGTCAGCAAGCGCCTCGCGGAAGGCTGGCGCGACGACGTTGTGACCCGCCTAATGAAAGTGTGCGAACTGGAAACAAGCGATGACCTATTCGAGTTTCTATGCTCTCTGATCCTGGGCATGGACGACCTCGAACTGAGACACCACGCGGGGATGATGAAGTGAGAACGTCGAAGATCAAACGCGAAGGCGACTACACCGAGATCCCAAAGATGCTCCGGTTCCGCTGCAATCGGTTGCTCTGCACCATCTGCAAGGTGAAGTACGGTGCCATCCTTGTTGCGAAAGACGGCAAGGCTCTTATCAAAGCGGTACAGGCGCTAGACCATATCTGGCCGGTACGCTTTCTTCTCCCGCGCGGTCTCGCACCCCATCGAGAAATTAATATCGTTTCGATATGTGCGACGTGCCACGGCTCCAAACTGAAACACGAGACGCGCATATTCGCCGGCGACGTGTACGGCTACCTTGAAGGCTTGCGATCGATAAACTATCCACTCGAAAGAATACGCGAAGCAGCGCACCACTACCGATTCCGAGAAGTAGAAAAATTTCTAAAAGGGCGATGAATTGGCACTGTTGTTGTAATGGAGGGGTCTTTCTTGGATGGGGGGAAGTCAAAAACGAGGGGGATTGTAAGGGGGAATGGGGGAAGGGAGTCAATTGGGGGAACTGTGGAAATCGGTGAATTTGTTGAAAACTCAAACACTCCCTTTGGAATCAACGACGTACAGAGATGGCGTGACTGAGGAAAATGTCTGAAAAGTGAAAAAGCGTACTACAACGAAAACGACCGCTTTGCGGCAGAATGGCTCCGGCACCTTAAATGCAATCGTTGCGACGCAAGCGGAAGCGTTCATAAGGGCGTTTATGGAGACACAGGAATGAAAACCGCACAACGCGAGAAGTTGCTCGAATTACTGCTGGACGGTACACCAATCGGGACGGTGGAAGAACTGGACGATATGCTGACGGCTGAAATAGACCGCATCGCGCCGATGATCGACTACTGGATTGCAGACAGGGCACAGGAGCAGTTCAAGGCGGGCAAGTTGCAGGCGTACCTCGAAGTGATGTTTGTCCAGTACCAGCGCGACGAGCGCATACAAGCGGAATACCTGAAACAGATGGAGAACGAAGACCTGCCGTTCTGATTTGCCTTGACATCGGCGTTTTTGTTGGGCATCTTGCCTTCTGGCAGTTCCCCAAAGTTCACAACGAGGAAAACTTATGACGAAGAAAAAGAAGAAAAAGGGCAAGACCGTTCCAAAACCGCCGCCTCCACCACAAGCGCCAGAACCGCCAGAGACGACGGACAACGAGCAGCCCGAAAAGAACGAAGACGAACCCGAACGACGGCGCCGGCAGCCAAAGAAGACCGGACGCCGAGGCATCGGGCCGAAGGAAGACGAGCCGGAGAAGCTGGCCGACG